AGAAAATGGCGGCGCCGCCGAAACGCGACGACCTGCTTGATGACCCTAACAGGCCGCCACTGCCAGCCGGGCACCCCCTGACATGGGGACTATTAACATCCGAACCATTTCCGGAAGGAGACAAGGAATGACGGCGGACGATTTGATCGCACGGTTTGAGGCGGCGGGCGCGACGATGTTGGCGTTGCCGTCGCGCGGGTATTCGACGCAATTGCGGACGACGAAATTCGACGTGCTGCAGAGCGCGATGGAGGCCTATGGCTGGCAGGCGGCGGCGCGGCCGCCGATGCCGAGTGCCGCGGAAATCAGCCGCATGGACGAAGCGTTCGGCTGGCTAACAATGATCCCCGAAACGAAATATGTGCTCCGCCGGATTGTTGGGGCGCGGGCGCTGGTGCATCCGATCAGTGGACGGCACTTGTTTCCGTGGCGGCGGATTGGCGCGATGCTGGGGGCGGATCATAAATCGGCGCAGCGCTGGCATGGGCAGGGGATTGGGCTGATTGTCGAGGGCCTGAACGCACGGCGCGAATAATTCTAACATTATGTTATTTTCTCCTTGCCCACATGCCCCGGTTTGACGTATAGATCTGGGCATACTGGTTCTACAGCACACACGGACGGGTTAGGCTGAACATTGACGGCGGCGGGCGGGTTTTTAGAGTTTGCCCGGCTGGCGATGGCGGCCAAGGGGCAGGCGCCGGCGCGGCATCATGAATTGCTGATCGGCAAGTTGCAGGATGTGGCGGATGGGGTCTGCGACCGGCTGATGGTGCAGATGCCGCCGGGATCGGCGAAATCGACTTATGGGTCGGTGTTGTTCCCGGCGTATTTTCTGGCCGCGCAGCGGCGCGCGCAGGTGATTGCCGCGGGGCATACCGCATCGCTCGCCAATTATTTTGGCGGGCGCGTGCGGGCGGCGGTGGAGGAGCATGCGGGCTGGCTGGGCGTGGCGATCCGCAAGGATAGCAAGGCGGCGTCGCGCTTCGCGCTGGAGGGTGAGCGGGAGTATTTCGCCGCCGGGGTGCGCGGGCCGATCACGGGGCGGCGGGCGGATCTGATCGTCATTGACGATCCGGTCAAGTCGTGGGCGGAGGCGGAAAGCCAGACGGCGCGGGAGGCGCTGTATGATTGGTATCGCGGCGAGCTGACGGCGCGGCTGAAGCCGGGGGGACGGATCGTGCTGATCATGACCCGCTGGCATGAGGATGATCTGGCTGGGCGGCTATTGGCGGCGGAGGCGGGGTGGCGATGCCTGCGTCTGCCGGCGCTGGCGGAACCCGGCGATGAGTTGGGGCGGGCGCCGGGTGAGGCGCTGTGGCCGGAATGGCAGGGGCGCGCGGAATTGGAGCGGCGGCGCCGGGAAGTGGGCGAGCGGGCGTTTGCGGCGATGTATCAGCAGGCGCCGCTGCCGCCGGACGCGGCGTTTTTCAACGCCGCGCGGGTGCGGATTTTGCCCGAGGCGCCGCCGCTGCGGCAGGTGATACGGGGATGGGACCTGGCGGCGACCGCGGCTTCGGCCGGGAAGGCGCCGGATTATACGGTGGGGCTGAAGCTCGGTGTGACGGCGGAGAATCTGCTGGTGGTGCTGGATGTGGCGCGGCTGCAGGCGGCTCCGGCGCAGGTGGAGGCGAAGATTATCGAGATGGCGCGGCTGGATGGGCCGGGCACGGTGATCGCGCTGCCGCAGGACCCCGGCCAGGCGGGGGCGGCGCAGATTGCCATGCTGACGCGCAGCCTGGCGGGCTACAAGGTGATGGCGAGCCCGGAGCGGGATGCGAAGACGATTCGGGCAATGCCGGCGGCGACGCAGATGGATGGCGGAAATTTAGCGATGGTGGCGGCGCCCTGGAATGATGCGTTGCTGGCGGAGCTGAGGGCGTTTCCGCACGCGGGGAAGGATGACCAGGTGGATGCGCTCTCGCGCGCGGTGAACACGCTGGCGACGATGGCCGGGCAACCGGCGCGGCGGCTGCACCTGCCGCTGATGCAACGGTGAAGATCTAACCGAAGAGAACTGCATGTTTGAAACGATTTGCGGCACGATCCAGGCGGATACGAGCCTGCCGCCACGCGTGGCGAAGCTGGATATATTGCGCCGGGTGCTGGATGGCACGCTGTATGACAATCTGCCTTATCAATTCCATGAGGAGCGCAACGCGGCGGGTGAATATATACCGTTGCGGCTGCGCCGGCCATCGGTGCGCTATGGGCTGTGCCGGGTGGTGGTGGAAGATTCGGTGGCGCTGCTGTTCAGCGCCGGGCATTTTCCGGCCATCGATGCGGATGATCCGGCGCTGGTGCGGTGTTTGCAGGATGTGATCGCGGAGACGCGGCTGAACGAGGTGATGATCGATGCCGCGATCAAGGGTTCGGTGGGCTCGGTGGCGGTGTTGTTCCGGGTGCTGCAGGGGCGGGTGTTCTTCTCGGCGTTGGAGAGCTTGTATCTGACGCCGGTGTGGAGCGCGGCGGCCCCGGATACGCTGGAGCGGGTGAGCGAGCGCTATAAGGTGAGCGGCGCGGATCTGGCGGCACAGGGTTATGAGAACATTGATCCGCAGGGCATTTATTGGTTCCAGCGGATTTGGGATGCCGAGGCGGAGACCTGGTATCTGCCCTGGGCGGTGAATGATCCGCTCGGCGGGCCGGTGAGGGATGAGCAACGCAGCGTGACGCATGGGCTCGGTTTTGTGCCGGTGGTGTGGGTGCGTAATTTGCCTGGCGGCGAGGGGGTGGATGGGGCCTGCACGTTCCGCGCCGCGATCGATACGAATATCGAGATTGATTACCAGTTGAGCCAGGCGGGGCGGGGGCTGAAATACAGCTCTGATCCTACGCTGCTGATCAAGGAGCCAGCCACCAGCGATACCGAAATCGTGAAAGGGGCGGGGAATGCGCTGGTGGTTTCGGAAAAGGGCGATGCCAAGCTGCTGGAGATTGGCGGCACGGCGGCAGAGGCGGTGATCTCTTATGTGCGGACACTGCGGGAGTTTGCGCTGGAGAGCGTGCATGGCAACCGCGCCAGCGCCGACCGGCTGACGGCGGCGCAATCGGGCCGGGCGTTGGAGCTAATGAATCAGGGGTTGATCTGGCTCGCGGATAATTTGCGCATTGCCTACGGCGATGGCGGGATTTTGCCGCTGCTGAAGATGGTAATGCGGGCATCGCAAAAATTTCCGCTGGTGGTGATGGGGCAGCGGGTTGGGGCGCTGGATGACGCGCAGCGGCTGAAGCTGCGCTGGCCGCGCTGGTATCCGCTCTCGGCGGATGACCGGCTGAAGGAGGCGCAGGCGGTCTCGACGCTGGTGAATGCGGGGCAGCTCTCGCGCGAGACGGCGGTGAATAGCGTGGCGGCGGCGCATGGGATTACGGATGTGGAGGCGGAGTTGGAAGCCATTGACCAGGATGCGCAATGACTGAGGATAGCGGGAATACCGAGGAGTGGCGCGCGCGCGCGGAAGGCGCGGAGGCGGCGCTGAGCCAGATGCAGGCGGAGATGGCCCGGCGGCTGGCGCAGGCGGAGCTGAAGGCGGAGGCGGTGAGGGCCGGGATGATTGACCTGGACGGGCTTAAGCTAATCGACCCGGCCACCTTGCGGGTGACCCAGAGCGGCGAGGTGGAGGACGCGGCCAGTGTTTTGGCGCGGATGAAGCGCGAGAAGCCGTGGCTGTTTGGGGCGGGGGCGTCGTCTTCCGCCGCGGCGAACCCGCCAAGGCCGGAGCCGCCGCCGCTAAGGATGTCGTTACAATTTGCGCCTGAAAGGCCGGTTGCGGAAGGGCTTCCGCTGGCCGCGGGTGAGTCGTGTCTTAACAGAGGAATGGGTAAAAGATGGGGATTCAGAATTTCCCGGCTGTGCTGCAGCCGATCATTCAGCAGGGGTTTCTTGAGCGCGAGTTTGAGACGGCGCTGACATCGCGCCTTGGGTACCGGCTGGTTGCCGACCGCGAGGAATTTGCCGTGGGCATCGGTGAGACGCTGACCAAGACCCGCGCCGGGCTGAAGCCAAGCGTGACCACGCCGCTGGCCGCCGCGACCAACACCAATCTGGATAATGGTCTGACCGCCGCCAATTGGGGGGTGGAGCAGTATACGATCTCCCTGAATTTCTATGCGGCGACGCAGGATCTGAACATGGTGACCAGCCGTGTCGGCATCGCGTCGCAGTTTTTGCAGAACGCCGCGATCAATGGCGAGCAGGCCGCGCGCAGCCTGGACGAGCTGGCGCGCAATGCGTTGTTTGCGCCGTATTTCGGCGGTAATACGCGGGTGAACACGACGCTGAGCAGCGCCGGGGCGGCGGTGGCGGTGGATGATATCCGTGGCTTCCAGAGCGTGTTTGTGAATGGCGTGCAGCAGGCGGTGTCGTCGACTTATCCGCTCACCGTGACGGTGGGGGCGAATCTTTACGGCGTGGTGGGCGTGACCGTGGATGCGACCAATGTGTCCACCGCGCCGAACGGCATTTCGGGTCAGCTGCTGTTTTCGGGCAATGTGACGGTGGCCGATGGCACCGCGGGCAATGCCGTGCAGGCCGCCACCGCCAGCGCCATCGTGCGCCCGGCGCAGCGCAAGACCACCGCCGCGTTGCAGGCCACCGACATGCTGACCATGGCGAATCTGCTGGATGCCGTGGCGCTGCTGCGGCGCAATGCGGTGCCGCTGGTGGATGGCTTGTATAATTGCTATCTCGATCCGGTTTCCGCCCGGCAGCTGTTTTCGGACCCGGATTTCAAGCAGCTCTTCCAGGGCAGCACCTCGGCCAACCCGGTGTTCCGCCAGGGCATGGTGAGCGACTTCCTGGGCCTGCGCTTCATCACCACCACCGAGGCGTATGTGCAGGGCCATCCCAGCATCACCGGGCTGTATGTGCGCCGTCCGATCGTGTGCGGGCAGGGCGCGCTGATCGAGGGCGATTTCGCCGGAATGGCCGATAGCGATGTGGCCCCGAAGGACAGCCTGGTGCAGGTGATTGACGGCGTGGCGATGGTGACGCGCGAGCCGATCGACCGGCTGCAGCAGATTATCGCGCAATCCTGGTATTGGATTGGCGGGTTCTGCGCGCCCTCGGACACCACCACCACCCCGAACACCGTGCCGACGGCGACCAACGCGAATTACAAGCGCGCCGTGATGATCGAGCATATCGGTTAAGGGGGCGGGGATGTCCACGGGTGCAAACCAGCCTTTCCGGCCCGCGGGAACGGTGGCGGCTGCGGCCTCCACCACCGCGGCCAATGTGGCGCTGGCGGGCGGCGGGGCCGCGCTGCTGGTGTATAATGCGTCTGGCGCCATCGCCTTTTTCCGCCTGGGCATGGCGGTGGGGTTGACGGCCACCACATCAGACACCCCGGTGCCGCCGGGGAGCCGGATGCTGGTGGATGCGGGGCCGTTTGTGAACACGGCCTCGGTGGTGCTGAGCGGCGGCACCGGGAGCGTGTATTTCACGCTCGGCGACGGGGACACGTACTGAGATGTCCGGCACTGTGGCGGCTGCATTTACCGACGCCCAGAAGGCCGAGATCCGCCGCTATTGCGGATATCCGGCCTATGGCGCCGGGGCGGCGGGGTTCAGTTCGTGGCGGTTTTTCCAGGCCTATGGGACGCTGGAATACCGGCTGAACAACCTCGCCCCGGCGGAGAGCGCCGTCGCGCTGCAATATGTGACGACGCTGGGGACGATCGAGGCGGCGATTCCGCGCATTTCGGACAACCTGGACACCGAGAGCGCGGCCGCGTGGACGCATAATGCCGACGAGCTGAAGGACCGCGAGGCGCTGTTCGATAGCTGGCGGCGGCGGTTGTGCGGATTTCTGGGGGTGCCGCCGGGCCCGGCGCTGGGCCAGGCCGGCGTGACGCTGGTGGTGTGAGCATGGATGGGGTGAAGCTGGCTGACCGCCTGGCCTATGGGGCGGGCTGCGCGGCGCGGCGCGTGGGCTTTGTGCATGACGCGTTCCGCCCGGACGGGCCGGAGGGGCCGCTTGACCCCGCCAGGCGGTTTCTGCGCCTGGCTGTGGCCTATGTGCTGCCCGGGGGCGGGGTGAGCGCGCCGGGCGGGTTTGGCGTGCCCTTCCGGCAGGCCTGGGCGGATTGGAGCTATCTCCGGCCCGGCGATTATCTGGCCGGGCCGGAGGGCGTGGCGTTTGTCGCGCAGATCGA